TGAAAGAGTTGTATGCCTCAATTGATTTGAGTGAGTTGTGTGACCCAAACACTGGGTTACGTTACCCTAAGAATTACTCGCCCTTTAACACTAAGGAGTAGTCAATGACTAAAGTAAGAAAGCCCACTCACATTGAAGTACTTCACAAAGAGCTCTTGAGTGTTATCAATCAGTACAACACTGGGTTGATTACTGACATTGAGTTGTTACTATACTGTCGGCCACTACAAGAGATATATGCCAAGATGGACTTAAGTGGTCTGTATGATGGCAATGGCATTCGTTACGTCACAAATCCTTTTAACACTAAGGAGTAGTCAATGACTACAAAAGAAACTCAAGCTGTTAAGATGTTTGAAGACAGTATTGCTCATTTGATAGAGTGGGGGTTAATGACTCGCCCATTAGCCATTCGTTGGATGTCTGAACATGACGGCGTTGTATTAAGTCGTGATGAGGTTTGTACTAAGTATGGATTGCCTGTTGATTACTTTGCCGGAGACTTTTAATAATATGACGGTCACAAGAAAACGGAGAAACGATTGTACTCACTTAATCTATGTTATTAATAACATAGTGACAGGTGATCAATATATCGGAATCACTGTTAAGAATGTGGGCGGAATTAAAAAGACACTTCATCGCCGTATTCAAAAACACGTACAACGTGCTTTGGCTGAAGACAAGGGTTGGGCATTATCTGAATCAATTCGTAAACATGGATCAAAATCTTTTACTTATGGATTTGTTGAAAGTGTACGTGGTCGTTTAGCGGCTCATAGTCGTGAACGTGAATTGATTCGTGAATTTAATCCAAAATTGAATACATTCTAATAAAAAACACTTGACACTAAATTGATAATTCTGTATAATATATTATAAACTGAAAAAAGAGAAAATTATGATCACAGTACAAGGTTTTGACGACAAATTCTGGACATTTCCCGGTGGGGAACGTTCAGTAAAATTGACACCAGATGGGCAAACAAATTGTATGCCAATTCAAATGCGTATGGATTTCAAGAGTTCAGATGATTTGGTGGATATGATGTTGGCGGTAAATGCACTCAAACACATGTATGGGCCAGAAATTGGCATTAATCTGTCTGTTCCATATTTCCCATTTAGTCGGCAAGATCGTGTTATGACTAGTGGCGAATCATTCGGACTTCAAGTTGCGATTGATATGATCAAAATGTGTAATTTTAGTAAAGTTACCACTTGGGATATTCACAGTGATGTAGCTGGCGCAATGTTCCCAGCCGGTGTATTTCATAATGTTACACAAGCCGACTTGTGGGCTGAATCCATTCGTGACATGACAAAATCAGAAACAACCGTTATTGTATCGCCTGATGCCGGCGCCCTCAAGAAAATTTACAAAGTGGCAGAGGCTACTGGTCAATCTGTAGTTGAAGCCAAGAAAATTCGCGACGTGGCTACGGGTCATATTGTCAAGACAGAAGTTGATGGATCCAAACTTTCTGGATTTGAACGAGTTGTTATCGTTGACGATATTTGTGACGGTGGACGAACATTTATAGAATTGGCAAAAGTAATTCGTGATAGCGGGTTTAAAGGTACCTTAGTACTGTGTGTTACTCACGGAATCTTCTCTAAAGGTCTGGATGTGTTTCTTGAGGATTTTGATGAAATTCACACAATGAACAACATTAATAACGTTGATTTAGACTCATTTAATCACTCAATGTGATAAAACTTGACAATAAATCAGTATTTTGATATAATATTTACATAGACTAAAGAAAAGGAAAAGAAAATGAAAATCACCGCTCTTACTTCAATGGATTCCTACAAATTAGGTCACGGGGAAATGTACCCTGAAGGCACTACTAAAGTTTACTCAAACTTTACTCCACGTTCAATGTCACATTTCAATGTGCCTGATGAATACAAAGCCGACAAGAAAATTGTTTGGTTTGGTTTACAAGGTTTCTTACATGAACTCAATGCAGTTTGGCGAGAAACATTTTTCGATTTGCCAGAAGATGAAGTTTGTTCCGAGTTTCTTGAACTTGTAGCTCCATTTGTCGGACCCAACGGCTTCAATATCGAACGTATTCGTGAATTACATCGTATTGGATATTTGCCACTTGAAATTAAATCTCTGCCAGAAGGATCACGAGTACCAATTGGTGTGCCAGTATTAACTGTTACTAACACAGTTGCATCTGCATTTTGGTTGCCTAACTTTCTAGAAACTTGGTTGTCAAGTGAATTGTGGAAGTCTTCAACTAGTGCCACTATGGCTCGTGTATATCGTAAAATTATCGACTCATACGCTGATCTTACTGGCGGAAGCAAAGAGTTTGTTACATGGCAAGGTCATGACTTCTCTATGAGAGGAATGTCAGGTATTGCCGATGGTGCCAAATCTGGCGCTGGTCACTTACTAAGTTTTACTGGAACTGATGTACTGTCGGCAGTAAAGTACATTAACGACTACTACAATGGTAAATCAACTTTTGTTGGTGGTTCGGTGCCTGCCTCAGAACATAGCGTAATGAGTTCTTCAAGCCGTGATGCTGAGTTGGATACGTATCGCTACATTTTGAGTAAGTACCCAAGTGGAGTTGTTTCGCTTGTATCAGATACATACGACTTTTTCCAAGTGATTACTACATACGCCACTATTCTTAAAGACGATATTTTGAATCGTGTCCCAGATTCACTTGGTTTGGCTAAAGTTGTGTTTCGTCCTGATTCGGGTGATCCAGTTAAAATTATTACTGGTGATCCTGATGCACCAGTGGGTTCACCTGAACACAAAGGGGCAGTTGAATGTTTGTGGGAAATCTTTGGTGGTACAGTTAACGACAAAGGTTACAAAACACTGAATCAACGTGTTGGTCTTATCTACGGTGACAGTATTACAGTTTTACGTTGTGAGGCTATCTTGGTCAAATTGACCGCTAAAGGTTTCGCTAGTGATAACATTGTATTTGGAATTGGTTCGTACACGTATCAATTTGCCACTCGTGACTCTCTTGGGTTTGCCATGAAGGCTACTCATCGTGTTACTAATGGTGAAGGTGTAGCGATTTTCAAAGATCCAAAAACTGATTCTGGTACTAAGAAATCAGCCAAGGGTTTGTTATGTGTACATCGTAGCCCACTATCAGGTGATTACATCTTAGTTGATGGTGTTACAGTAGAAGGTGAACGTAACGGTGAATTGAAGACTGTGTTTCTAAATGGTGAAATTCTTGTCAATGATTCAATTGAAACGATTCGTGCCAGAGTGTCGGCAGAATGATTAAATCATTATTAGCCTTTGCCGTATTATTTTGTTTTTTCTATTACGGCATTGGCGGGATTAGAGTAATTACTAAAAAGAAAGCATGGAAATTGACTAAACTTTTAACAATTAGCGCAGTATGTTCTGCGCTATCTATTGTAGTATTAACCACTTTTGTTATTTTATTTTAAGGAATTATATGAATCGCACTTTCAAACTTGCAGTTATTTCTGCTCTTATTGCCACCACTGTTGGATGTACTCGTATTGAAACCGGAGAAGTCGGTGTACGTGTTGGATTTGACAAACAGGTAAAACCAGGCGAATTGCTGCCGGGATCATTTAATCAAACACTAATTGGTGATGTACTTACATTTCCAATTCGTGATGTATCGGTTAAGATTGACAACATGACTCCCTTGGCTCAAGATAACAGTACTATGAAAGACATGGATGTTACTGTTATCTATAACATCAATCCCACTCAAGTTAGTGAATTGTATGTGAGCAAGAATCGTAGTTTTCACGTTGTCCATGACGGCGATACTTACTTGATGTACAACTACATATTCAATGCCGCACGAAATGCAGCATACAAAGCCGCTCGTAAGTATGATGCATTGACTATGAATGATAGTCGTGCTCAAATGGAACAAGATATGAAGGATATCATTGCCAAGACATTGGCAGATGAAAATCTGGCTGGTTCAATTACAGTAAGTCAAGTTCTTATTCGCGCTCTTACTCCGGCAGATTCGGTTGTAGCTAGTGCCAATGAATTGGTACGTTCTAAGAACGAACTGTTACAAAAGGAAGTTGAAGTTAAAACTGCCGAAGCAGAATCACGCCGTATGGCAGCACTTACAAATCAAAGTTCTGCTAGTATTGCTTACATGAACGCTCAAGCGGCACTGAATATTTCTGAGGGAGTTAAGAACGGAAAAGTTCAGACCATTATTGTTCCAAGCAATATGACTGGTTTGATGATTGGCAAGTAATATAAACGAACAAATATAGACAAAATTAACACTAAAAGGATATTTTTATGATTAAAGTAGGAGATACCACAATGAAATTGCTCAAGGCAAAGCCGGGCAGTCACTTTCTGTTTGAATATAATTCCGACATTCCAATTCGCACTTGCAAAAAGTACGGTGTTGAGCTTCGTGTTATTCGTAACAAGGCCTTAGGTCTTAAGTTTGTAACTCGTCTCTAATTGAAACGAGATGAATTTGGAGTTGAAGAATGATTAGACTATCAGTTAAAGATTTGGATACAATGAAAAAGATATGTGATGAACTTGGCATAGATCAGTTTATTGTTAAACAGGATGGCACTAATGGTATTGGATCAGTATTGACATTATCATATGATACGTTTGTTGCGGATTACAAGGCCACAATGAAGGTTGAAGTCAACGGCGTGAAGGATTGGTAATGTTTCCGTTTGTTGGTGGTTTAAACGGTGATGGATTCTTTGGTGAAGAATATCGTGATGATTGGGAATCAGAAGACTGGAGCGGCGGAAGACGACGCGATGTAACCGGTGCATATTACAATCATTATGAACCAAGATCGGTCAAGTGTAGAATTTGTGGATTTGAAAATCTAAAGTGGATAGAAACATCACATGGTTGGAGAACTGCATACAGTAGTGGACTGTTGAAAGACAAAGTACACGCTTGTGGAAAAGGAATATGAACAAACGAATTAAGAAACTAATTAGCGAGTCTTATGTAGAAATTCCACATGAACGAGAGTGGGATGCGACTGAATCAGTTTTTAGTGAGCAAAAATTCGCTGAGTTAATTGTATTAGAATGTGTTCGACACATTAATGAAGATTATCAGCGAGATTATCTTACTAACTGGCGTGAAGATTTATCTAAAAGTATCAAATATCATTTTGGAGTTAAAGAATGAAAAAAATTACAATCACTATATCTGGAGTTGCAGGATCCGGAAAGACTATGATTCAACAATGGTTGGCGGAACAACTATCACAAAAGTTTAAACGAGTTAATATTGACTGGGGAATTGACGATAATCCTGTTAGAGATTCAGAAATTCTAGAACGTTTTATGAATGATTCTTCTGACAATACTGAAATTACAATTAAAACACAAAATCTCTTGCATGAATTGGATGAATTTGGATTTAGAATTAAAAAATGAACTATTACATTTCGGAGTTGAATAATGGCTGATAGATTTGATTTAGAACATCATATTTTAGAATGTTGGAAAATCACTGATGATATTCCAATGATGGAATCACAGGGTGCTAATACAGCAGATATGACTAGTTTGGCTTGTGTATACGAATTTAAATTTAAAAAATTGTGGGAAATATTTGAACAAATTGTTCATGAAAAACAATTTGTAGATAAAATGTAACAAAAATGTAATAGTAATATTTTACAATTATTGTAAATACTATTAATCGGATACAAGATAGAGTATCACTGGAACTCGTAACCAGTACCCTACAGGATACAGTGTGATAGAGAAAAAGTATAAAACAATTTTTATTTCTGATATTCATTTAGGAACTAAAGATTGCAAAGCAGAACAACTAAATAACTTTCTCAAACATAATACCTGCGAAACAATGTATCTAGTAGGCGACATAATAGATGCTTGGAAAATTCAACAAAATCGCTGGCGTTGGCGTCAAAGTCATAGCAATGTAATTCGTAGAATACTTGGTCATGCTAAACGCGATACACGAATAATTTACATAGCAGGTAATCACGATGAATTTCTTCGTCCATTAATACCTTACGGTATTGGATTTGGACATATTGAAATAACAAATCAAGCAGAACATACGGGTATAGACAAAAAACGATACCTTGTCACACATGGAGACTTATTTGATGGAATCACTAGACTGGCACCATGGATCAGCTTCTTGGGAGATCGATCCTACGATTTTGTACTCACCCTCAATAGTAAATTTAATTGGTTACGTCATCGCATGGGTTTTGGGTACTGGAGTCTTAGTCAATATCTTAAACGCCGTGTTAAAAAAGCCGTAGACTTTATATTTCAATTTGAAAAAAACTTGGCTACCTATTGTAAGAAACGTGGATTTGATGGTGTGATATGTGGACATATACATCATGCCGAAATCAAAGAAATAGATGGTGTTACTTATATGAACGATGGTGACTGGGTTGAATCGTGTACAGCACTAGTAGAACATCATGATGGGCGTTGGGAAATAATTACATGGACACAGGAGAATGATAATGTGGATGCTGATATTGATAGCAGTACATATAAACAATCCCAACGACATACCGGCCAGAATACAGATTCCATTTGACAGTCAAACTGCATGTGAAAGCGCAAAATCTAATATGACATATTGGATTAAATTTGATAATTTTAAAATAGTAAGCGAATGCAAAAAATACTGATAATAACCGATAACATGCCAGATCAAATAAATGGTGTAGTCACAACATTTAAAAATCTGGAAAAACAAGCACACAAGAATGGATATAATGTTGAATTCATTGATCCAACTAGATTTCGTCATATTCGTTGTCCTGGATATTCTGAAGTTAAATTAGCATGGCCATGGGGCATTGGTCATATGATTAAAAACAGTAATGCCGATCATATACATATTGCTACAGAAGGGCCAATTGGATTGGCTGCCAGTAATTATTGCTGGAGAAAAGGTTTACGCTATAACACAAGCTATCATACCAAGTTTCCTGAATTTCTAAACGAAATTTATAAAATTCCAACTGAGTGGACATATTGGTATATGAGATGGTTTCATAAACATTCTGGTATTGTGCTCACTACTACACAAACAATGGTTAATGAACTTAAAGATAATGGTTTTCGTTGGGAAATTATTCCATGGACTCGCGGTGTAGATCGTACAAATCTAATGTCTACAGTAGATCATATTACTAATGAAATACCAATGGTATTATATGCTGGTCGTGTTAGTCGTGAAAAAGGTCTAGATGATTTATGTCAATTAGGTAATAAATATAGTATTGTAATCGTGGGTGATGGCCCAGATCGCATACGATTACAACAACAATATCCACTAGTTGAATTTGTTGGTTACAAAAAAGGTACTGATTTGGCCAATTATTATGTACAGGCTGATGTATTTGCTTTCCCTAGTAGAGTTGATACATTTGGTATTGTTATGATTGAGGCTATTAGTTTGGGCACACCAGTTGCCGCCTATCCAGTAACCGGACCAATTGACGTTATTGAGTCTGGAATTAATGGTTACATGAATGATGATTTATCAACTGCAATTGATCTATCACTACAATTAGATAGAGATACAGTGAAGAGCAGTGGTGAACATTGGACATGGGAAAATTGTTGGAATATATTTCATAAAAATTTAATCAAAAAGTAATAAATACATGTATGAAAATACATGAATTATTATATGAAGTTAAATTGACCAAAAATCGTTGGGAATTAGATATTTCTAACGATGCTAAAACAGAAGTTAGTGATGATCTAATTTCTCTTGTTCAAACTGCTTATAGTAATACTCCACAAGGAAGTTTTGTTAATAATATCAGTAATCTATTACCAAGTGAATGGGCAATAATTGACTTTGATAAAGATCCAGACGTAGATTGTGCTATATTCTATCGTCCTGCACGTTCTAATGAAACATGGACTGGATATAAAATACAAGGTTTAGGACATGATGGTAGTCGTGCTAGTAAAGATAAAGTCTTAGAAAAATTAACACAATTATTGACAAAACCAAGTTGGTGGATTGAATCATCTGATGCTTTACGTAATGTATTATTAAAGCGTGGGTTAACTCCAATTTCAGATCAACAATTTCTACAAAAATTATTCAATGATCCTAATCTACATATGATAGATAATGGAACATATAAACGAGAATTATCTGATAGTATTATTACTGAATCAGTATTTGGGAATCCTAAACTAAGATGAAAATCACAGAACTAGTTGGAATCAAAAATAAAATCAAGGACTTGCCACAAAATCCTCGTAAAGTTGCTGAGTATCCACTTGGTCTAGAATGGCACAAAGTACTATCTAACAATGGATTCAGACCGTTAGGTTCTGGATCATTTGGTACTGTATGGGACAATTATAAACTATCATATGTACTAAAAGTATTTTCTGATACAGATATTGCCTATATTGAATGGATCAAAGCGTCTATTCAACACAAAGATAATCCACATATGCCACATTTTGTCAGTCCACGAGCGGTTCGTATTGTTCCTGGAGTAGTGGCTATTCGTACAGAAAAGTTAACTCGTATTTCTGAAGATGCATACATGATGTTAAAACCAATGAATGCTGTAATAGAAGTCGCAACAATTGAACGAATATCTCCAAGTGAAGTTATCACTAGAAGAGGTGATAGTTGGAGTTCACGCTTTATTCCATTTATTGAATATTGCAAGAAATATCCTGATTTTATTCCCGCGTTAGATATTGTATATGAAGTTGTTATGAGACCAGGATTTCGTCCTGATCTACATGATGAAAATATCATGATGCGTGGATCAGTCATTGTTTTCAGTGATCCAGTTTTTGACAAAAAGGCCTTAAACAACAGATAATTTATCAACTGAATGATTATTTTACTGAGTCAAATATTTGTTTTTGTTCATTGTACCACTGTTGCCATGTATCAACTTTAACACTACATTCTTGATACTGACCATAATTCTTTGTTATCACTGATAATACTACACTTAACTTATCAGTTTGAGGTACGTCAATTAAATTCTCACACTTAGTTTTTAATGAATCGGGAATTGTTGGAAAATTTCTATTCACTGGTGTAACACACCCACTTAATAAAATAGTTAATAATAATGTGATTAATTTCATTTCTTTACTTTAGTATGTGCAGCTTGATTAAGTATCTCAATAGCTTCTGGATCAATTTTACATGTTCTATCTAATTTATCAGCATCTTTAGAAATACGTTCTTGAACTACATACTGTATTTCTTTTACTATTTTAACTTTATCTACATAAACTGTTTCTATCTTACCATTGGCTTCTGCTGCTTCTTTTTCTGCTTTTGCAACTTTCAATTCAAGTTCTGCCACACGGGCTTTCCACTTGGATTCAACCGCCATACCCCCTTCCATCCAAACACAGAAAATAATAAGTATCATACTGGCAATACGAATCATAAATGCATTCTGAGTAAAGAATGGAATCATCGTCAGAAGATAACTGCCAGCAAAAGCCGCGATGCCAACTATCAATAATATATGATAGACAAAATTTGGTAATAGAGAAAATATCCACATTATTTCCCACATATTAATTTACTCAATGTCGCGGGTCCTGCAATACCATCTGGTACAAGATTATTTTCGCTTTGCCACTTTATTAGCGCACGTTCTGTTGCCGGTCCAAAATCACCATCATTTGTTAATCCTAATGCAAGTTGCATTGTTGCTACTTCTGGTCCACGACTTCCACGACGCAATACTATATTAGTATTAACTGGTATGCTTTCTTGAATACTATTTGATTCTAATACTTGAAGATTATGTTCATTATTTTTTTGTCTTTCTTCCAAACCATGTGTGCCACCATTGATACGCTTGGTCATGGTTAATATATCATTACTATCAGCAAATTGATTTAAAATATTTGTGTTCCAGAACCAACAGGCGCTTTGAACGGCACCCTCATATGTCACTAGATATTCTGGCAACTGTTCAATAGACATATTAATTGATTGTGCAAAACGACTATAGTTATCTTTACCAGTTAATTGTATCAATCCTTTTCCTGAATATTTCCAACCATCACCACTTGATTCTGGTCCATTACCCATACGATCAGCATAGGCACGATTTCCAATCTTTTCTGGTTGCATAGCATATTGATTGGCTATTTCTAGAGTAGGGAAACGACTTGGCCAAACTCTCATCAAACTTCCAGCACTATAGTTTAAGTTTTCTCTTAATGTTCTAAAGTTACCACTTTCATGAGCACATTGTGCCACAAAAGCAGCCACTCGTTGTGGTGTATTAATTTCATATTTAGGTAACATATAACATAAAGCTTTATACCATTCATCCACATATTGATTACCTGGAATCATTTGTGCCAATTGATTTTGTGTAAAATTGAATGTAAATCCTTCGCTCATTTATATCTCCTATTTCTTTGATTCAGTAGAACTGTTTGACACATTATTCTCAGCATAAACCATAGCTGAAAATACACTGATATATACGGTTAATAATGATGTTAATAAATTTTTCATTTTAAATTACTGGTTGAGTAGTAGGTGGCGGAGCAGAATTATTGATTCTGTTCATTGCTAGTTGAGTAGTAGACACTGAAGAATAAGAATTATTTATTCCTGCCAATTTTTCTTGTGTACGACCATAAGCAGCCACACCTAAAACAGCACCCATGGCCATGTGAAATAAACCTGCACCTTGTAGTGTTAATGGCTGCCATTGTGTAATAACCGATCCTTGTGGATCAAGAGACTGTATCAAAGACCATAATATTGGAAATATAATAAAATCAAATATACAAACAGTCATATACATCCAACCCATCATTGGGCGCCATTTAGATGTCATCCAATCTTCTTTTTTTACTACTGTTGTTTCTTCCATTGACATTTCTCCCACATAGTTATAATGATATTTATTCAAAAATAACATTTTATTTCTCTATATGTCCAATATAGTTGATGTTATAACGTAATTCGTATATAATAAGTAAAACTAGAACTTAAAAGGTGGTGTAATATGAACTTTAAAGAATTCCCAGTTTTAGATACCGTAGAGTTTGAGGCAGTTACCATAGATGCTACCAAATGGGCTTCTGATAATTATTCACTTATGTTAACATTTTGGAAAGTATTTCCAAAAACTATAGCGGATACTAGAGAACCAGAAGGTATTATATTATGTACACATATGGGTGGAAAAAGTTTACGAGAAGCCTATAATAATTTTGAAGTATTATTTAGTAGTGGTTTTTTAAATAATGTATCAGTTTACCCTAATGGAAATATTTGGAATGAGGATGGTGATATTATATCTGAAATCTCTTGGCAAGAATTAGAAGATTATAAAGAAGATGATGATGAAATAGAAATATTTGGTTCAATTAATCTTCATAAATCACCAAATTTATTACAATAGGATCTGTTATGAGTACCGAATACGATAAAATTAAACATAGTAAACGGCAACAACAAAAAGAAAATCATATTAATAGACAAATGAATATTCGTAAAGTTCATTCATTTCCAGATTATGGTATTCCAAATGATCCATCAGATGCTAGTCCTCATCGTTATCACAAAGTAAGTGGTATGACATGTGGAGATAGTAATTGTGTTATGTGTGGAAATCCACGTAAGTTCTTTGATGAACGTACACAACAAGAAAAACGATCTATGCAAGATGTAGAACAAAAACGTAACAAACATAGTAACGGAATTCCTCCAACTGACGAATAATGAATATATTAATTTATATTATTACATTTCTAATTTTTGCAATTGTTGGATTTGCAGCATTAGGATTAATTGTTGCTGGAATTTCTTGGATTGCAATCAAATTATCAGAATAAATTTTACTTAAAGAATAATCATATGAACGAAAATTTAACACATGCACAGATTTTAGAATTGTTACGTCAATCAGATTGTGAAGTAACATTCAAAAAGGTGGATGGAGAATTACGAGTAATGCCATGTACATTAAGATCAGAGGCATTACCCGAAAAATCACTATCCGAAAATAAACGAATTCGCGAACACAATACAAATGTTATTAGCGTATGGAGTTTAGACAGACGAGAATGGAGAAGTTTTAGAGTGGATAATGTAGTTAGTATTATCCCTTTAAAATAATTTAATCACTGATACTAATAATAAATATTAGTCATTATACCAAAAAGTTTGTATTTTAATACATTATGTTATATAATGTAAGTTAGTTTTTTATCTCAAGGAGAAGTAATGCAATTTAATAAAACTTTAGTAGCAGCGGCGATTCTCGCATCAAGCGCAACAGTAGCACAAGCGCAAAGCTCAGTAACACTATATGGTTTAATTGACTTAGGTCTACAATATAGTACTGTTAGCACACCTAATGAAACATCTAAGAGTCATCTTGGAATGGCATCAGGTCAATCACGTCCAACAATCTTTGGAATCAAAGGTATTGAAGATTTAGGAAATGGAAATGCTGTTGTTTTCAATTTGGCAAGTAACTTTAATGCCAGTAATGGATCATTAGCGAATTCTGGAGATTTGTTTAATCAACAAGCCACATTAGGTGTTCGTAATTCTACAGTTGGTTTAGTAGAACTTGGTCGTCAAACAAACATGGCATCTAAGTATTTTCAAGCAATTGATCCATTTGTAACTTTCTACGGTCAAGCCGGTATGGGTTCATCATTTGGCGCAACCAACAATGCTCGGTATAGCAATATGATTATGTGGCAATCAAATAACTACAATGGTTTCACAGCCGGCGTTGGTTATTCGTTTAACACAGGTAATACTGGTGCTTATGTAACACCAAATGGTGTAGTTGTAACTGATGGTTCAAATAATTATTCAACAACCAACAATCAACGTGCTATTACTTTAGGTGTTAACTATGCATCTGGCCCATTAACTGTTACTGCAACATATGATCAAGTTATGCCACAAGATGTTGCTGGTAACAATGCTCCAACTCCTAAACAGTGGATCGTTGGTGGTTCATATGACTTCCAAGTTGTAAAAGCATCTTTGGCATATGGTCAGACACGTAATGGTTGGATTGCAGGTACACAACCAATGAACGGTTCTGGTTTAAATCCAAGTTGGACAAATGGTGCCGTATTGTATAACGAGGGATTTGCTGTTAATAGTTACTTAGTTGGTTTGTCAGCTCCAGTTACTGCCTCAAGTAAAGTATTTGCATCTTATCAAGCCGCAAACCCAGTTGGAAACTTGTCAGGTGTAGGTGCAGCTCAATCTATCTACTCAGTTGGATATGATTATAGCTTTAGTAAGCGTACTACAGCTTATGCAG